CTGAACCCGCGTGAGATATTCAAAGGGTAATCGGCGCGATATTTCGAGATTTTTTGGGATTTTATGGGCTGCAGCGCGATGATTTTTGTAAATCATCTTTCTGACGCGAAATAGGTTGTGGCGCGTGATTTTTCGCCCTTTCGGCGGTACCGGTGGGGCCTCTGGTCGGCGGCTTTGGGCCAGCGCTTTTGGACTCAACGGCCGTCGCTGAGGTAGTCGCCGAGGATTTCGAGGATGGCGGTGGTGTCGGCCGTCGAGAGGGTGCCGGCGTCGGGGTCGTCAAAGAGCAAGCCGCGGCGGGGCATGTGCTTGGTGCCCCATTCGTGAAACACGGCGTAGGGCTGGCCAAAGCCGATGCGCACGCTGTCGCTGCTGGCCTGGTGGCTTAGGCTGCCCAGCAGGGTGCCATACCGATCGAGGATGCGGCCGTTGCCTGCCCCTTCTGCGGCTGCAGCTTGGCTGCCCGCAAAGGGGTAGTCGGCGCGCGTGGAGGGCTGCCAGGGTGCCCAAGGCAGGCCGTTGGGGTCGGTCTCGGTCTCGAAGCGGGCACTGACGCGGCTTTCCATCTCTTGACCGATGGCGGCCATGGCGGGTCTGAGGTCGTTGAGGCGAGACGCGAGCCTGGTCAGAACGGCTTGCACCTGGCTGCTGTTGACGGCAATGGTGAGCATGGCTGGACTCCTTGATGTTTTTGCTCCTTGATGTTCTCGGTCAAAAGCCCTAGAATCCCTCGGGAGGCGGTTGTTTCCAATGGGAATGGTTAGTGGTCGGGGCAACCCGGTCCTATTATCCGGTTCGAATCCGGCACCGCCTCAACTCCGACTTAGCGTTTCAGTTTGATGTACTGACGCCCTGTCGTCAGGTTGATTTCCTCGACTACTCCCCCTGTTGGTATGAAGTTGGCTGTGACGCGCTGGCGTTGGCGGCTGAGCCGCGTTTTGTCGCTGTAGTTGAGGTGTACGGCGATTTTGGCGAGCCGGCCGTTGGGCAAGGGGAAGGCGTAGATGAGGCTTTGCTTTTGGGTGTCGAACCAGGGATCGGCCTGGGCGATGAGTTCGGGCAGTCTGGCCCAGATGTCTGGGCTGAGGACGGCACCCTGGTCGGATTTTGTGTCGCGCACGGCGTGTGCGAGTTCTTTGTCGCGCATCAGGATTGCGGCGCTGGCCAGTTGCAGGCCGCGCTCTGCCAGCTCTTGCAGCGTGGCGGCACCGATGACATGCACCAGATGCGTCTCGCCGCCGGCCTGCCGGGTGTTGCTCAGGCGCTGGACGCTGGCTTGCCAGTCGCGTTGCAGCTCGCTGGCCTGGGTGCTGCGCACTGTGCCCCACAGCGCTGCACCCGTGAAGGGCTCGAGGGTGAGCAGTTTGTCGCGCACCAGTTTGTGCTGCTCAAGCGCAGCGCTGCGGCCAGGGTTGTAGCCGAAGCCCGGGTCGATGCCCGCAGGGATGGTTTCGGTTTGCCCGCTGCGCCGGTTTTCCCACTGCTGCCAAGCGATGTCGGGGGCTTGTTTGTTCATGCGAGCGCCGCCCGGGGCGGTGCCGCGATCGTACTCGCGCTGGCTGACGGCGACGACGCGGCAGCGGCAACGCCAGCCGTTGGGCGGAAAGTGGGTGCCCCAAAATGCGTGCCCGATGGGCAGGGTGAGGTTGTCCCATTCGCGGTGATGCTGGCGCACGCGCTCGTCGCGCCGGGTGATGTAGCGCAGGTAGGGGTGGCTTTGCTGGCTGCCTTGCAGCCGCTCCCACTGGCCGGCGGCGTGCGCCTGGCGGGTGTTGATGTCAAAGATGAGCTGCAGCCGTGAGGGGTTGAAGGTGGTGGTGTGGATTTCGCCGGTGGCGCTTTCGAGCACTTCGTTGCGCCCCCACCAGCCGCCCTGCGATAAGGCGGCTTTGGCGTCGCGCAAGAAGTCGCGGCGGCTGAGGTCGCCCTGGACGCTGGCGATGATGTTGTCGCGCAAGCTTTGCAGCAAGTCGGCGCTGGCCAGGCGGCTGACGGTGAAGTGGCGGCTGTGTTCGTGTTGCCAGAGGTCTTGCCAGCCGTAGGTGAGGCTGATTTGCTGGCGCCCGCGCAGGTAGGCGATGGCCTGGGCAGGCTCAAGTCTGTGCAAGCGGGCGAAGGCTTGGGCTTGGGTGCTCATGCTTTGAAGAGGATGAGTTGCTCGGCCTGAAGGCGGCGACGGCGTTGCTCGTCGGTTGGCGTGCGCGCCTGGCGGTAGTGCAGTCCACGCAGGTAACTGGCACCGCCACGCCCTGAGCGCACATCTGACGCTGGCGGCTGGTCGCGGCCGCCGTAGGTGAAGCAGCCGTAGCTGGCGCTGCCGTATGTGCTCACCGCAGCCCCTCTCCGACTGGGCTGCTGCGCTGGGCCCAGCCGTGGGCACAGGGCGCGCGCGCTGCTGCTGCCGGGGGCGCAATCGGTTTTGACATGGCTGGCGCTTTATGCGATGCGCAGCGCGCTGATTTTGGTGGCATTGCCGCTGCTGCCCAAGACGGTTGCAGCGCTCATGAGGCAGGTGGTGGCCCCCGGGTTGCACATGCCTTGAAGCTGTATGGTGGTGGGTGCAACTAGCGTGACGAGCGCAGACAGGCTGATCCGGGCTGTGACGCCACTCAGGCTGGGGCTGAAGTGTTGGCCGCTGGAGAGGCTGACTACGCCGGCGGCGAAGCGTGCGGACCATTGGGTGGCACCGGTGGAGTTGCGCACGAACTGCGCATGGGCGTTGACCAACCAGGTGCCTGCCTCAAGCAGCAGGCTTGGGCCGTTGACCCAAACGCTGCTGGTGGGCATTTGCACATTGGCACCCAGGCTGGCCTGCAGGTGTGTCAATGCAGGCGCGGCGCTGGCTTCGCTTTGCGTGGCGTAGGCCTGGTAGGTGCTGCTGGTGAGCCCGATGGCCAGGCGCCCTTCGTCGGTGATCAGGTACGGCTCGCCCTGCCGAAGCTGGGCCGCCGCAGCGGCGGCATTGAGCTGGGCGCGGGTGCCGCGCTTGATGTACAGGCTGGCCATCGGGTGAAGCCTGCTTAAAAGGTGCCGCAGTCGATCGTGCCTACCGCCAGGGTGACGAAGGCGTTGGCCGGGTCTTTGCTCCAGCTCATGCTGGCGTGCATTCTAATGACGCCGTTGCTGCCGTCGCTGCCCCAGATGTAGCCGGCGGTGCCGCCCGCAGCGACGGCGACTTTTTCGTCGGTGGATTCGGGCGGAATGTTGAGCGCGTCTTTGAAGGCGTTGAAGGTGATGCGCTTTTCTTTTTGGCCCACACCATCGGCATCGTGTACCAGCAGCAAATCGGCAGCGCCGTCGATGGCGGCCAATTGGGTGAGGTCGTCGAGCGCCGGTACCACGGCCAAGCGGGTGAGGGGGTCGGTGGCCAGATGCAGGGTGCCGCGGTCGGTGGTGACGAAGGCTTCGCCGGCCAACATGCCGGTGCTGGGCAAATTGGCTTTGAGGCCGCGACGAAGTTGAATGCGTTGGGTCATGGTTGGCTTTCTTTAATTGAAGGTGCCGCCGTCGATTGTGGAAAGACCAAGGTTGTGGCGGCATTTGGCCTTGGCCGGTTCGTTGTTTGCGATTTCCTCGAAATGGCGCGCGACTTTGAATACCGCAGCCAAATCCACACCGAGCTCGCGTTGCACCGCATTGATGGCCTCGGCCAATTGGTTGTGGTGCCCGGGATGGTCGTCGGCTGAAATGGTGGCATTGGCTTTGTCGGCCGCAATTTGGTCCAGCGCATTGGGAAACTGGCTTGCCATGCAATCACCTCATTTTTCATAAACGGTGACGGTTTGCACGATTTCGTCGGCGCTGTCGCGCACCACGGTTTGCACGGCCCGACTGGGATGCTGATCAATGACGGTGATGCCAGCGGGTTGCACCTGGTTGATGACGCTGACCTGAGGCGCGGGCTGCGGCGGCAGTTCGATGGTGTTGTGCACCACGGGTGCAGGGCTTTGGGGCAGTTGCACGTGGTTGTGGATGACTGGCGCAGCCTGCGCGGGCAATTCGATGACGGGGTGGACGTTGACAATGACGGACGGCGTGGGCGCAACGGGCGCAACGGGCGCAGCGGGCGCAATCGGTTCCTCGGCAAAGCGCGCAGCAGCCGCATCGGGCTGCAATGGCGCACCATCAATTCCCAGCCCGGCTACGCCTCCCAGACGGGCCGCGAATGAGGCCCGGGTGAGGGCTTCTTGCAATGCGCCGGTGTCGATCTGGCTGAGCAGCTCGGGCAGGCGTTGCAGCAGTTGCCCGGCGCTGTCGCCGTTGGCTGCGGCGGCATCCATGGCGGCTTGCAACGGGGCGATGAGGGGGTTGAGCAGCGGCTGCCAGTCGGACATGGCGGAGTCGATCAGGGCGTCGATGGCGTCGGTGCCGGGTTCGGCTGGCCGCTCGGCGTAGGCGCTGGTGCCGGCATGGGCTGCGGGTTGGGGGGGCTGGAGCGGGCTGTGGCTGGCGAATGCCAAGGGTGGTGCGACGGGCGCCAATGGCGCGCTTTCGTCCAGATCGCCGTCCTGGAGTTCGTAGATGCGCTTGTAGTACTGGGGGGTGAAGCGCGCGCCGCTGCGGCTGAGCTTTTCGTCGCGCTCGGCTTGCGCGGTGTCAACCTTTTGCTGCTCGTAGAGTTCGAAGACGGGCGCAGGTGCCGCCTCGCCTTCGTTTAGGTCAACGATCCAGCGCAACAACTGGTTGATCGCCGCTTGCGCCAGCAGGGCGTCGGCATCGCGCAGTTCGTCGGTGACTTGCAGCCCTGCGGTGGCGCTGGCGCGGTTGGCGCTGGCTTCGGTGGTCTGGTTTTGGCCGAGCAAGGCGATGGCGATTTCGCTGCGGCAAAACATGAGCAGGCGCTCGTAGAGGTCGGCGCTGGCGGTTTTGCCAGCCGCCTCGACGATGTCCACACTGGCGTCGTCGGGGATGACGGCCACGGCGTCTTGCACCATGGCTTCGAGCTGGTCGAGCAGGGCTTCTTGCTCTTTGGGCGCGGTGCCGCGCGGGGTTTTGCCCACCAGCCACGGGGTGCCGTATTTTTCGCTGAAGGTGACCCAGAATTTGAGCCCGCCGCGCTTGAATACGGTGGGCCAAAAGCACATGGACAGGTCGGCAAAACCGTAAGGGTTGGCGTAGCTGGCGTCTTGCGCAGGGATCAGGAATTTGCGCGCCGCCACGCTCTCGCCGTACAGCGGCGACTGGCGCGAGCGAAAGCGCAACTGGGCTTCGGCGTCGAAATGAAACCAGTGCACGGGCTTGGCCAGCACGTCTTGGGGGATGACGGGGCCGCCGGACTCGCCAGAACTCCAGAGCACCTCCAGCGGTTGCCAGCCAAACAAGGGCGCTTCCAGAATTTCGCGCAACAGCCGGTGCATGTCCAGCCGGCTGATTGCGTCCTGGCACAGTTTGGTGCTGCGCGCGCTGGCCGAGCCGCGCTTGAGGCGCCACTCCATGGTGAGTACACCGGCCTTGCGGCGCCGGATGCAACCGCCGACGTGGGCATCGGCACGCAAGTCGCTGTAGATGGCGATGTCGCGGCCCTGTTTTTTGAGGATCGGGTCGGGGTTGGGCAGGTACAGGCCGAGGGCAGTGAAGTCGGGGCCGCGTTCGCGCGTGGCGATGTGCGCGCTCAGGCTTTGTTTATTGCCGTTCTGGGCGAAGGCCACAAATTCGGTGGGGCTGATGTAGAGGCCGTGCGGTTTCATGTGGGTGGCGGCTCCATCAGTAACCGTGCAGTTGGCCGAGCAGTTCGCTGCGGCGGGCGCGGCTGGCCACGTGGGGCACGCCGCTGGGGTGGCTGTCGGCGTGCAAGGCCAGGGCCAGCGCCCAAAAGTGGTCGGCGTGCCCGCCGGGGCCGCGTTCGGCAGTGAAGCGGATGTTGCCCGCACTGCTGGTTTGTTTGCTCAGGCTGCGCAGATCGGCGCGGATGTGCTGATCGAAGGGGATGCGCAGCTTGCTGTCCTCCATGTGGGCGCGCACCGGATAGGCCATGGCCTCTTTGCTGGCGCTGGTGAAGGTGACGGCCTCGACTTTGAATTTGCCGTAAGCGTCCTGGGCGTCGTCGCTCCAGCCTATGCCCAGTCCGGTGGCGTCGATGCAGGTGCGGTGGCTGCGCTCGATCCAGGGCCAGAGGTGTTTTTCCTGATCGGATTTGCGCATCCCGCGCAGCGCCTGCACATGGCGCGTGTAGTAGGTGTCGCCCAGCTTTTCGAGTACCCACAGCACGGTGAGGTCCTGTTTGCGCCCGATGTCGATGCCGACGAACAAGGGGCCGCTTTCGCGCTGGGCCCAGTCGTGCCCGCGCGGGTATTCGGCGCTGGCGATGAGGTCGTATTCCAAAAAGGCGGCGTCGTCATCGGCGGCGGCGCACATGTATTCCTGCTGGAACGATTCTTCGTCGGCGCAGCCACTGCGGATGAAGTCGAAGTAGGCGGCCTCGTCCATGCCCATGCGCTCGTCGTCGGCGGCCAGCATGTGCTGGAGCTTGTACAAAAAGCCCTGCTCGAGCGCGTCTTGCAAGGTCACACGGTGCAGGCTGATCTGCTTGGGGTTGCCCCCTTCGCGCACTTCGCGCACGAGCTGGTTGAAGAAGTTGTGGCTGCCCCGGTGGGTGCTGATGACTTCCATCTGGCCGCCCCAGGTGATGCCGGGATAGGCCACGCTCCAGAGCTTGCGCGGGTCGGGGTGCAGCGCGAATTCGTCGAGCAGGCGCGCGCCGCGTTTGCCCGCCTGCGCGTCGGGGTTGCTCGACATGCTGTGGATGCGCTTGCCTGAACTGAACTCGATCACGTAGGCGCTGATGCGGCCTTTGGGGTCGAGCACCACTTCGCCCAAGTCCTGGGCGGCGATGTTGAGGATGCCCGCAAAGGTTTTGCAGTCTTCGATGAACAGGCGCGCCTGCAGGTCGTCGCGGCTGCTGACCCACTGGTCGTAGCGCGCGCCCTGGGCGGCACTGCGCTCGACGCAGGCGTAGGCGCTGGACCAGCTCAGGCCGATCTGGCGCGCTTTCTCCATCAGCTTGAGGCGCGCCTCGTCCTGTATCCAGCGGCTCTGGTAGGGCAGAAAAATGGCCCCGGCGTCGGCGGGGATGGCGCGCGCCTTGCCTTTGCGCTGGCTCATGACGCGATCCCCAGCGCGGCCCGTATGGCCTGTTTGGTCTCGTCGGTGATGCCGCCTTTGTGCGGCATGGCATCGAGCTTGGCGCGCTGCTCTTGCAGCAGTTGGCGCCGTGCGCTCTCTTGCGCCTCGGCCTGGTACTTCTTGAGGTTGACGCTGGAGCGCGTGAGCGTGGCGATGTTTCGGGCCGCGGCGCTGAGCTGCGCCACGCGCTCGGTGGGGTCGGACTCGGGGTCGTCGGCTTCTTGCAGGCACAAAATGGCCTCGAACAGCTCGGTCTGCACCAGGGCCGTGAGGGCTTCGGAGCGGGCGTCCTGGTCGTCGCCGCTCTGCGCCTGAATCAGCTTGGCGGCTTCGGTGCTGGCGCGTATGGCACTCAGGCGCCGCTCCAGCTTTTGCCCATAGCGCCCCACGGCGCTGCGGCTGGGCAAGGCTCCGGCGCTGGCCTGCGCGGGAAAGCGCTGGCGCAAGTCGTCGATGAGCTGGTCCAGCGTGTGGCGCCCGCCAGCGAGCACGGCCTCGATGTGGGCCTTGACTTCGGCGGGCAGCCGGGCAAGGGTGGATTTGCGGCCCATGGCGGTGCCTTTAGCCAACCCAGTACTTGAGGGGCCGGGCGATGCCGGGCTCGCACTCGGTGGTGTACTCGGCCACATCGACGCCGTGGCGCGAAAGCGCAGCGTGCCAGCGCCCGCCGGGGTGCTTGACCAGGGAGAGCAGGTCGCGCTCGCTCAGGTAGTCGAGCTCGCGGCGCAGCTCCAGTGCGGTGGCGTCCGGGTAGACGCTTTGTGACACGCTGAGCACCAGCTCTTCGGGCGCACCCAGCGGGCGCGCGTTGTTGAGCGTGAGCAAGACCAGCCAGCGCATCGATTCGCGCCGGATTTTGCCGATGTCAGGAACCATGGCTTTCTCCCCTTGCCATGCCCAGCGCATTGCGCAGTTGGGCGTTTTCGAACTTGGCGGCCAGGCCGTCGAGCTTGGACTCGATCACGCTCTGACCACGGATGTAATCTTCGCGGCGCACGTAGTGCAGCGGCAGCTCGGCCTTGAGGCTGAGCAGCTCGCGCTCGACCCGCTGCCACTGGCTGGCTTCTTCGCGCGAAACGGCTTCAATGGCGTTGAGCCGCGTCTGGGTGGCTTCGTGATTGGCTTTGCGCCCGTCTTCCTGGATCTGGAAGCGCTCGTCCAGGTGGCGCTGGGTCTGGCCCAGCAAGGCTTTGCCCGCGCCGGCAAAGCCGGCAAAGAGCGTGAGGCCTAAGGTGATGAGCTGCCAGATTTCGAGTTGGACGGTCATGGCGGGGGGTTCTCCGGTGTGGCTGCGAGCGCGGGGGCGGCGGCGGCGCTCTGGCTTGGGGCGGCGTGCCAGTCGATCAGGGCCTGGAGTCGCTCGCGGCAGCTCTGGTGCTGGGCACCGGCGTGGAGGGCCCAGGTAGCGATGTCGGTATCGGTGGCAACGGGGGCATGGGCTGCAGCAGCGCCGCTGGTGGGCGCGGGCAGTCGATCGGCGTGCTCGACGCTGAGCCCGGGGGCGTGGTGGAGCAGCCGTAGAGCAGCAGCGTCAAGGCAAGCGCGGCCAGTGGTGGCTTGGTGGATGGCATCGGTTTTCTCCTGAGTGAGCCGGGCGCGCTGGCGCTCGCTGGCGGCCAGCCGCTGGCTGAGCTGATCGCCGCGTTGCTGCGCCGCCTGCAATGCGCGCAGGCTGGCCAGTGCCTGCTGGCGCTGGCTTTGGGCGCTGGCCTGGCGCTCCTGCGCCAGTTCGAGCTGCAAGGGGGCGCGGCCCAAGGTGTAGCCGCCCCAGGTGCCCGCAGCCAAACCAGCGGCCAGCGCCACCCAGGGCGCCCAGGACATGAAGCGGTACGCCGCGCCCAGGCCCCAGCGGGCACCCACGTGGTTGAACAGGCCCAGCATCTCAGGTGCCTCCAGATGGGGGGGTGGGCGCTGCGGGCAGCTCGACCATCGGCCCCCAGGAGCGGTAGCGCGGCTGCAAATGCAGCAGGATGCGCGCCGGGTAGCCCAGGTTTTCGGGACAGTGGCTGCTGTGGCGGCGCGCGCGCCCGCAGGCGGCGTCGATGGCCTGGCGGGTGTCGGCGCTGGCCAGGCGGCGCTCGGCCTGCCAGTGCCCCAGCCCGCCGTTGTAGGCGCGCAACATGGCCCAGATGCGGTCAAAGTGGCTGTGCTGGGCCGGGGTGCGCTGGTGCAGCCAAAGGTTGTAGCCCACCATGGCGCGCAAGGCCCAGGCGGGGTTGTGGGGCAGGCAATCGGCGGCGCTGATGCCGCGCTGCTGGCACCACCAGGTGGCGGTAGCGGGCATGAACTGGGCCAGGCCCTGGGCACCCACGCGGCTGACGGCTTCGGGCCGCCAGGCGCTCTCTTGATGCACTTGGGCGGCCAGCATGGCGATGGGGGCGTGCAGGCCCCACTGGGTATGGGCGGCGCGCACCAGTTCGGCGCGGTACTGGTGCGCGGCGGCCGGGATGGGTTGCGCCTGCGCGGGAGCGCTCAGGGCCAGCACCAAGGCCCACAGGCCGACGATGGCCCAGGCCATGGCCAGGGCGCGCAGGGCCACATCCCAAGCAGTGTCCAGGGCACGGCTGCGCGCCGGATCGTCCATCATCTCAGGCCCCCAGGCCGATGGCGATCATGGCGGCGGCCACGATCAGGGCGCGGCGCAGCATGGCCAGACCCATGAGGTGCAGCCGCGCCGCGTCGGGCTCGGGCCGCAGGTAGGAGTCGGGCCGGGCGTAGGGAAACAAGGAGCGGTCCAGCCAGTAGCCCACCACGCCGGCCAGGCTGACCAGGCTGAGCTTGTACAGGCTCACCGGGAGCTGGTGCGGCGCAATGAACAGGATCACGGCCATGAGGGCCAGGGTGATGAGCAGCCAGCCGCTCAGGCGCGGCAGCCGGGCCAGCGCGCTGTGCAGGCGCGCACCGATGGGGCGTGGGGGTGTATTCATGCCAGCACTGTGCCCCGTGGCGCAGGCCGGCGGTGCGGAAAGGCTTTTAGCTTTTCAGGGGCAAAGGCCGTGTGGGCACCGCGCAGCCCAAATGCGGCGTTAACACCGCATTTGGCCAAGGCCATCGGCAACCAGACCAGGCTGTTCGAGCTGCTGAGGGTGGCGGCGCGCTTCATGCAGGCGGCCAGCAGGTTTTCAAATGTGTCGACGTCGACACATTTGAATGCGGTCAACAGGCCAGTCCACCCACCCCCGGCCCGCCCTTAGGCGCGCCGCTGGCTTGCGGGGCGTTGCGCAAACGCAGCGCTCGTTGCTTTCAAGATGTCTTGCTGCGCCGGGGCGCAGTGGCGAAAGTTGTCGAGCAGGGCCGCTTCTTCGGGGCTGAGCGCGGGCGCGGGCTCGACGCCACCGGCGCGCTGGCCGGTGAGGATGTAGCTGACATCAAAACCGGCGGCGGCTAGTGCCGCGAAGACCTCACCGCCAGGCATTGCGGTGCCTCGCTCACATCGCCCCCAATGCTCGCGAGTGACACCAACGAGTTTGGCTGCCTCTGCTTGGTTGAGGCCAAGGCTCTCCCTCGCCTTTTTTAGACGATCTCCAATATGAGACAAAAAAATCTCACTCATGGCTTGACAAAGAGATCAAAACATCTCATAATTCACCCCATCAGACCGCACAGACCGCCCAAGCACCACATTCAAGGCCCCAAAAAGACCGCATCAGCCCCGATGCCAAAGCCCCCAATTTACCACGAGGAACCACACATGAAGCACCACCGCCCCACCCCTTTGCTGCCGCATCCGCCCTACCCGCAGACGCCCGAGACGGCACACGCCTGGATTCGGGCCCACGGCATCGGCGTGGCCGAACTGGCGCGCTGCTACGCCCTGAACCGGTCCACCCTGATGGACTTGCTGCGTGGCCGCAACCGTGGCTATCGCGGGCAGGCGCACCGGGGTGCGGTGCTGCTGGGCCTCAAGCCCGACCCAGAGCAAGCCGGGGGCGCAGCATGAAAAGCCGCAAAGCCGACCCGCAGCAGTGGCCCACTGTGCGCCAGTACCTCAAAGCCCAGCGCAATGCCGCAGGTTTTCTCATCAACTCGCCGGTGCTTGGCGAGCCTGACGCGCCCGGCGCGCATCGTCGAGCTCGTGCGCCATCCGCTGCAGCATCCGCCGCGAACCAGCGCGATGAGGCAGGCTTTCTCATCAATCAGTCGGTGCTTGGTGAGCCTGACGCGCGCGGCGCGCATCGTCGAGCTCGTGCGCCATCCACTGCAGCATCCGGCGCGACGCCTGGCGTGCCGGGGTTGTCGCCAGCGCCTCGGGCCGCGCCTGGCGCAGCAGATGGCACCAATGGGGGCCGTCCATGAGGCGTTGCATTTCCAGCGCTGCGCCCAACAGCATGACGGCCTTGGCCACGCCGTCGATGCGGCCGGCGAGCTCGTCGAAGTCTGCGGTGTTCATGTCGGTGTTCATGTGCTTGCCCTCGGTAGGTGAATGGATGCCTGAACTGTGCCAGCAGAAAAGCCGTTTGCGCGCGGCGAAACCCGGTATTTGTTTGGAAGCCGCACCGCCAAGGGGTTTCCAGTGATGCGCCGCAACTGGAAACGGGTGCGCGCCAACAGCCTGGTGCAGGCGCTGCGCCTGTGCAAGGACTACGCCCTGGAGCGGCGCAACCTGAGCGTGGAGCGCATTGCCGACCGCATGGGGGTGACGCACGACAGCCTGTACAAGTGGCTGGCCAGCGCGCGCTTGCCGGTCTGCCTGGTGCCCACCTACGAGCACACCTGCGGCTGCCACTTTGTGAGCGACTGGCTGGCGGCGTGCGCCGGGCGCATGGCCATCGAGGTGCCCACGGGCAAGAGCGCCGGCCATGCCGACATGGTGGAGATGAACAGCGGCTTTGCCCAGGCGCTGCAGTTGCTGACCGACTTTTACGCCAACCCGGCGGCGGCCGACGCCCAGGCCACCGCCACTGCGCTGCGCCTGCACCTGGAGCGCGTGGCCTACCACCAGCACAACGTGGCTCACTGCCTGGAGCCGGAACTGGAGTTTGGACATGAATGAGCAAGAACGGACTTACGCCCTGGTGCGCCAGGTGCCCGAGATGGAGCGCGGCTTTGCCATCGAGACCAACTACGGCCGCCTGCACGTGCCGCCCGGGCCGCTGGCCGAGCGCATTCAGCGCCTGGTGCGCCTGCACTTATCGAACGAGCACGCCCGGTGCGCAGCCCGGGCCGCCTGGCGGGCGCAGCGCGGCGCTGGCACGGAGCCCGCCCTGTGAGAGCGGCCAAGGCAGCCGGCCCGGCGCGCAAGACCGACTACACCAACGCGGCCCAGCAGCGCCTGCTGCAGGTGGTGCTGGCGCTGTTTGGCGACACGGTGCAGGGCATGGCACCGATCGTGCTGGCGCGCGGCGTGGGCTGCAGCGCCGCCGTGATCACGCGCGACCTGGACAACCTGCGCAGCGCCGGTCTGGCCGAGCGCGACGAGATCACCGGGCTGTGGCGCCTGACGCCGCGCCTGCCGCAGCAGGCCGTGAAGGTGTTTAGCAGCATCGAGCGGGCGCAGCGCCAGGTGGATGAAGCCCGCAACCGTTTTACCCGCAACCCCAACTAAAGGCAAGCATGAACGCAACACCCCTGACCGAGCACGAAAGCGCTCAAGCGCTGGTCATTGAATCGCGCCGCCGCAACGGCAAGGCCATGCTCACACTCCAGGGGGCGCTTGCCATCCTCCGCGCTCAACCGTCTGGCGAGCAGCCAGCGCAGAGTCCACACCCGGCCACACACCCAAATGGCCCAACTGCCGGTGCAACATCATGGGCGACTCATGCTGGCCCGCAGTCTCGTCCGGCTCTGCCAGCGCAGGCTGGTCCAGCAGCAACTCATAGCGCTGGTCATGACTGGCCAGCAAGCGCTGCACCACGCCAGCCTGCGGATGCCCCCGCAGCAAAAACGGCAGCACGGCCACAAGCGCTTGGTGTATGCCGTTCGCCCAATCGTCTGTTGCAGCGACTTGCGCACGCAGTGCAGCGACTTCTTGCCGCAGCGCGGCGATCTCTTGGTTGATTGCACCCATCACAAACCCCTTTCAGAGAGCAAAGCATAACCATGGCACGCAACCCCAACCAATACCCTGTGATTGACCTCACCGACGCCTGCATCGACCAGCCCAAAGTGGCCGCTGCCATGGCCCTGATGCGGGCCGACGCCACCAGCAGCGCGCTGGCGCTGGCCGAGCACGACAGCGCCGTGCGCGCCGTGGCGCAGCAGGTGGGCTACCAGCTCCCGGCCGACTGCACCGACCCCGACCTGATCCAGCGCGACATTGCCGCCAACATGCGCCGCAGCGTGGAGGCGTGCCTGGAGGTGGGGCGCGCGCTGTGCGTGCTCAAGCAGGCCTGCGAGCACGGCCAGTTCATGGCGCGGCTGGAGGTGCTGGGTATTGAAGAAAGTGTTGCGCGTCGCTTCATGCAGGCCGCCAGCAAGTTTTCAAATCGTGCGTCAACGCACGTTTTGAAGGCCGCAGGCAATCAAACCAAGCTGTTCGAGCTGCTGATCCTGGACGACGAGCAGATCGAGGAGCTATCGCTCAGCGGCCAGAGCGGCGCGCTGCGGCTCGACGACATCGCCTGCATGTCGGTCAAGGAGCTGCGCGCCAAGCTGCGCGAGGAGCGGCTGGAGCGCGTGGCCGAGGCCAAGCTGCTGGAGCAAAAGAACCGGCGCATCGATGCGCTGGAGCGCAAGGCCATAGCGATCGAGTGCCTGGCGCCCGACGAGCGGCTGACGCACCTGATGCGCGAGGCCGCCGCCATTGCCCGCGATGCCGAAGGGGCCGTGCTGGGCGGGCTGCGCCAGGCGCTGCTGGCGCTCAACCAGCACCAGCCCGAAAGGGGCGCCCGGCGCGAGGTCTATATGGCCGGCCTGGTGGGCCAAGTGCAGGCGCGCCTGAGCGCCCTGCGCGAGGAGTTCAACCTGCCCGACGTGAGCAAGGCCGCCGATCAGAAGCTGTTGGCCGAAATGGATCAGTGGTGGAAAGACTCTGAACCAGCGTAGCCCCAGCAGCCCCACCAGCCGCCCCAGCCCCAGCAGCCCCAGCAGCCCCAGCAGCCATGGCCCTCAACCCCGTCACCGTCGAACGCCTGGTGCAGATCGCGCAGATGGCGGCCGCAGCCCCCAAGGGCGGCAAGGCTGCGCTGTATGACAGCGCCTGCCGTGAGCTGTGTGTGAGCCTGCCAACCCTGCACCGCTACCTCAACAAGGTCACTATGAAGCCCGAACGCAAGCAGCGCAGCGATGCCGGCGCGGTCTCGCTCAGCCGCACCGAGGCGATCGCCATCAGCGCCTTGCTGATGCAGAGCCACCGCAAGAACCGAAAGCGCCTGCTCTCGATAGGCCAAGCGGTGCAGATGCTGCGCGCCAACGGCGAGGTGCGCGCCGAGCGCATCGACCCCGAGAGCGGGGCCATCCTGCCCCTGAGCGTGAGCGCGATTGCCCGCGCGCTGCGCTACTACGGCATGCACCCGGACCAGATCAACCGCCCCAGCCCGGCGGTGGAGCTCAGGAGCCTGCACCCCAACCACGTCTGGCAGATCGACGCCAGCCTGTGCGTGCTCTACTACCTCAGCGCCAGCAGCAAGGCCGAGAGCGGGCTGCAGGTGATGCAGGCGGACCAGTTCTACAAAAACAAGCCGGCCAACCTCAAGCGCATCGAGGCCGAGCGGGTCTGGAGCTACGAGGCCACCGACCACTACAGCGGCTGCATTGCGGTGTGGTACGTGCTGGGGGCCGAGAGCGGGGCCAACCTGAGCGAGAGCTTTTTGCAGTTCATCCAGCAGCGCGAGGGCGACCCGTTCCACGGCGTGCCGTTGACGCTGATGATGGACCGGGGCAGCGCCAACACCAGCGGTCTGTTTGCCAACTTGGCACGGCGCTTGCAGGTCAAGCTGATTGCCCACGCGCCGGGCAACGCGCGCGCCACCGGCCAGGTAGAAAAAGCGCGCGACCTGATCGAGCGCGGCTTCGAGAGCGGGCTGAGCCTGCGCCCGGTGCGCGACCTCGACGACCTCAATGCCCAGGCGCAGCGCTGGGTGCGCTGGTACAACGCCAACCAGGTGCACAGCCGCTACGGCAAAACGCGCTACGAGCAGTGGCTGACCATTGCCCCCGAGCAGTTGCGACTGGCGCCACCGATGCCCGTGTGCCGTGAGCTGCTCTCGCACCAGCCCGAGCCGCGCCAGGTGAGCGACACCCTGACCGTGCCCTTCAAGGGGCGCGAGTTTGACGTGCGCAGCGTGCCGGGCGTGATGGTGGGCGAGAAGCTGCAAGTGGCGCTCAACCCCTACAACCTCGAGAGCGCCGTGGTGGTGGACACCGATGCCGACGGCAACGAAACGCTGCACACGGTGCCGCTGGTGCAGCGCGACGAGGGCGGGTTCCGCGAAGACGCCAACATCATCGACGAAGACTACAAGCGCCCGCCCGATACCGTGCTCGATGCCAACCGCAAAGAGGTGGCGCGCTACGCCATGGACGCCGACACAGACGCCGAGGCCGAGGCCAAGCGCAAGGCCAAGGTGCTCCCATTTGGCGGCCGCATCGACCCGTTCAAGGTCATCGAGCAGGCACCGCAGCGCATTTTTATGCCCAAGCGCGGCACCGAATTGCTGCCCACTGCCACCCGTGCCACGGCCGCGGCGCGGGTGCTGAGCGCGTTTGAGGCGGCCAGCGCGCTGGCGCGCTGCGGCGTGGTGATGGACGCAGCCAAGGCCGCCCAGGTGCGCGCCTGGTACCCCGAAGGCGTGCCCGAAGACGAGCTGCAGGCGCTGCAAGAGCGCCTGACGCTGCGCGCCGGCCTGCGCATGGTAGCCGGTGGAGGTGCCGTATGAGCCGCCCGATCAAGGTCACGCCCGAGCTGGTGCAGCAGATGCTGGCGTTGCGCGCGCAGGGCCACAGCAACCGCCAGATTGCGCAACAACTGTGCGTTTCCTACATAGTCGTGCAAAAGGCGATCAATGGCCGCTACGCCAATGGGTTTTTACGACACGTAAAAACCGCCTGCGAGGCGGCAGAAACAAAAGTCCATACCCAGGCTACCCCAGACCCCAAAAACGCCGTGCAGGCCGTTTTAAGCGCTTGCGCCCTGGAACTCACCCAAGCCACCCAAGCCACCCAAGCCACCCAACCCACCCAAGCCCCGGAGGATCCCATGCTTTTGCAAAACCAAGCCTTGAGCCTTGAGGCACGCCAGCATTTTGGGCTGGCGCGCAGCCCGTTTGTTGACGACGTGCAGTCGAGCGACGACGTCTATCAAAGCCCGAGCGTGCGCCATGTGCGCGCCGCGCTGCTCGACTGTGCCCGGCACCACGGTTTCGTGGCGGTGGTGGGCGAGTCGGGCGCTGGCAAGAGCACGCTGGCCGAAGACCTGGAGGAGCGCCTGCGCACCGAGGGCAGCGAGGTGCTGGTGATGCGCCCCTACGTGCTGGCGATGGAGGCCAGCGACAGCAAGGGCAAGACGCTGCGCAGCGGCCACATTGCAGAGGCGATTGCCTACGCGCTGCACCCGCAGCTCAAGATCAAGAGCAGCCCGGAGGCGCGCTTTCGGCAGGTGCACGAGCTGCTGCGCTCCAGCCGCCGCGCCGGCCGGCGCCACCTGCTGCTGATCGAGGAAGCGCACTGCCTGCCCACGGCCACGCTCAAGCACCTCAAGCGCTTTCTGGAGCTCAAGGACGGGATGCAGCGCTTGCTCGGTGTGGCCCTGATCGCCCAGCCCGAGCTGCGCGAGCGCCTGAGCAGCCAAAACCCCGAGGTGCGCGAAGTCATGCAGCGCTGCGAGGTGGTGGAGCTGGAGGCGCTGGACAACGACCTTGAGGGCTACCTGCGCTGCAAGCTGGAGCGCCTGGGTGTGCGCTTTGAGGACGTGTTTGGCAGCGATGCCACCGACGCGATCCGCGCCCGCCTGGTGCACGTGCCGCGCGGTGGGCGGGCACAAGATGCGCGCAGCATTTGCTACCCGCTGGTGGTCAACAACCTGGTGGGCCGCGCCATGAATGCGGCGGCGCGCGCCGGTTGGCCCAAGGTGGATGCACAAGTGATTGCGGGGTGCTGACCATGCGCACCTGGATGATCTTGATCACTGCGCCCGACGGCACGCAGACGCGCCGCCTGGGGCTGTTTAGCGACGGCTTTGCCGCCATCATCGATGCGCTGCAAACCTGCCCCGAGGCCCGGCGCATCTCTGCCCGGGTGCAGCCATGAAGCCGCGCTACCCCTTTGCGCCGGGCGTGATTGTGGGGCCCGTGCAACGCCAGCGGCTGCGCCCCGGGCGCGTAGCGCGCACCCTGTTGCTGCTGTGCCTGGGCGCGCTGCTGCTGGGCCTGCTGGTGCTCTGGATGGGGGCAAGCCTGTGAGCGACCTGTCTTGCCCCACCTGCGGCAGCGAGCTGGACTTGGCCGTGCTGTTTGCGCACGAAGACAACCAGCGCGCCGTGGCCCGGCTGGCCAGCGTGAGCATCCCCTTGGGGGCGCGCGTGTTGCAGTACCTGGCCTTGTTCACCCCGCCCAAACAGCGCCTGACGCCGGCCAAGAAGATCAAGCTGCTGCTGCAACTGCTGCCCGACCTGGAGCGCCAGAGCATCAGCTTCAAGGGGCGAGACTGGGCGGCACCGGCGGCGGCGTGGGCGCAGGCCATCGACCAGATGCTGGCCGGGCGCGACAGCGGGCGCCTGGAGCTGCCCATGAAAAGCCACGGCTACCTCTACAGCGTGCTGGCGGGCCTGGCCGACCGGAACGAGGCCAGCGCCGAGGCGCAAAGCGAAGCGGCGCGGCGCGGCACGCCCAGGCGCGACAGCAGCGTGACGCTGCGCGGCCAAGCCTTGAGCGTGGAGCAGGCGCTGAGCCAGCGCCATGGCGGCAAAGACCCGGCACTGGCAGCGATCGAACAACACAGCCGCCAGGCGGCCCCGATGCCGCCAGAGGTGCGCGCGCGCTTGCAGCAGCTCAAAGGCGGGCCGGCTTGAGCCCTGCGCCATCCAGGCACTCACCCTTCACCCCTTCACCCACGCCTCACTTTTTCACTCACCACGAAAGGAAATATCACCATGGCCACACGTATCAAAAGCAAAACCCTGGTTTGCGTGCCGCAAAGCAAAAACGAAGCCGCCGAGCAGATCAAAATCCTGGGCGACCTGCAGCGCGAGTTCGAGCGCGAGCGCGCCACCATGAACGACGGCATCGCTGGCCTGACGCAGCAGCACCAGCCCGCGCTGGCCGAGCTGCAGCAGCGCATGGACGCGCTGATGGCGGGCATTCAGACCTGGGCCGAGGCGAACCGCACCCAACTGTGCGGCGAAAACGACCGCCTGGGCAAAACGGTCAACCTGGTCACGGGCGAGGTGAGCTGGCGCGTGCGCCCGCCCAGCGTGAGCATTCGCGGCGTGGAGCAGGTGCTCGACACCCTGCTGCGCATGGGGCTGGAGCGCTTCGTGCGCAGCAAGCAAGAGCCCGACAAAGAGGCGATGCGCCTGGACCCCGATGCCGTGCGCGGGATCGCCGGCATCAGCATTGTCACGGGGCAGGAGGACTTCATCGTGCGGCCCTTCGAGGCGCACGCCGAAGCCGGCGCCTGAGTCGTCCAATAGCACTGGAGTAAAGCCATGAGCCGACCCGACACCACCGAGGCCCAGCGCCTCAAGCTGATCCGGCTCATCCACGTAGCCCGGCGCGAGCTGGGGCAGGACGAGCCGACCTACCGCACCATGCTGCTCACGGCGGGCAAGGCGGCATCGACCACGCAGATGGGCGTGCCTGCACTGCGCGCCGTGGTCGAGCACGCCAAGCGCTGTGGCTTTAAGGTGCGTGCCGCCGCTGCACGCGCCCCCGATCGTCGCCAGGACGGCAGCGCGCAGGCGCGCAAGGTGCGCGCACTGTGGCTGTTTTTGCACCATCTGGGCGTGGTGCGCGATCCGTCGGAGCGCGCGCTGGCCGCCTACGTCAAGCGCCAGGCCAAGGTGGATGATTTGCACTGGGCGCATGAGCGGTACCTGGTGCAGTTGATTGAGGCGCTCAAGCAGTGGGCCCTGCGCGAGTTGCGCACGGTGCTGGTGGCGCTGCAAAACGAGCTGGCGCTGCAGCCGCAGCCGCCCGGCCCCGAGCAGGCGCAGGCTTTGCTGCGCGCACGGCAAATCTTGCAGGCTGGCGCACAATATGACGGGCACCTGCAGGCCTGGGTGCTGCTGCAGCAAGCGCTGGGGCGGCCGCTGCCGCCGGGGCTGGACGCGCTGCTGGCACCGGCTGGCGCACAAGGGGTGCGAGCATGACTGGACGCCATCTGTCGCCAGCCGAGGCGCAACTGCTGGATCAAAACCTGCCGGCGGGCCTGACACCGGACATGCGCGACGTGGCGCTGTGCCTGTACGAGGCGTTGGTGCTGCAAGACGAGCGCTGCGGCCAGAGCCAGCCCGCGCCCGCCTGGGCGGCCCAGTTGCGCACCTGGGCGCACCAGGTGCGGGCGCAGTTGCAGCGCCTTTCGAGCGAAAAAGGCGGCATGGCGATTTACTTGCCCAAGGGCCTGGCGGTCTATCTGAGCGCGCGCGACAGCGAAATGTGCAGCCGCTTTTGTGGCAACAACTACCGCGAGCTGGCACGCGAATATGGCCTGACCGAAATGCGCGTGCGCCAGATCGTGGACGAATGGCAGCGCGAGCGCGCCAAGGCACGCCAGCACAGCCTGCCCGGACTGGAGTAAGGCCGGGCAGGCCGGGCAGGCCGCGCCGCTGGCCGTGCCCCCAAAAACCCTAAAGCTCTTTGTCTGGCGCGGGCGCGCCCCTTGCGCGACAGTGCAGGCATGTCCCGCCCACTCAAGCCCATCCATATTTTCCGGCCCGGCCGCCACACCGCGATGTCGGGCCGCACGCTGCAGTTTGCCGAGGCGCAACTGCAGGCCATCGCCCAGGGCTACGACCCGGCCAGGCACGAAGCGCCGCTGGTCATCGGCCACCCCCAGCACGATCTGCCCGCCTATGGCTGGGTGCAGGGCCTGAACTACAGCGAGGGCAGCGACGATCTGCCCGAGGGGCTGTGGGCCTTGCCAGCGCAGGTGAACCCGGACTTTGCCGACATGGTAGCGGCCGGCGCGTTCAAAAAGATCAGCGCCGCCTTCTACAGCCCCGAGGCCCCCAACAACCCCACGCCAGGCAACTTCTATCTGCGCCACGTCGGCTTTCTGGGGGCCCAGCCGCCTGCCGTCAAGGGCTTGCGCAGCCCCAACTTCAGCGACGACGATGCCGGCGTGATCACCGTCGAATACGGCGAAGAAGCGTTTTTTGACCACCCTGAAAAGGAGCCCAAAGTGACCGAAGAGGAAGCCACGCGCTTGCGCGCCAACAACGAGACCCAGGCGGCGCGCATCGCGCAGCTTGAAGCCGAGGCCGAGCGTGAGCGCGCGGCCCGTGTACACGCCGGGCACAGCGCCTTTGCCGACGCGCTGGTGAGCGAGGGCCGGCTGGTGAGCGCGGCCCGCGAGGTGATCGTGGCCACACTGGATCATCTGGCGCAGCAGGCGCAGCCGGTGGAGTTTGGCGAAGGGGCGAACAAAAGCGCGCTCATCGACGGCCTCAAGGCCAGCCTCAAGGCCAGCCCGAAGCTGGTGCAGTTTGGCGAAGCCGCCACGCGCGAGCGCGCCCTGGGCACCGAGGCGGCCGCGAGCGACGCGCAAGAGGCGGCCTATGCCGAAAGCGCCGACCCCGAGCGGCTGCAGCAACACCGGGCCATTCTGGCCTACATGGCACAGCACAAGGTGGACTACGCCAGTGCCGCCCGTGCCGTTTTGAAGTAACCCAAACATCTTCTGGAGCCACACCACCATGGGACGCTTGAGCAAACTGCGGGTCGTTGACCCGGTATTGACCAACCTGGCCAGCGGCTACACCAACGACGAGCTCGTGGGTGCGGTGCTGATGCCCTTTGTGCCGATCGAAAAAGAAGGCGGCAAGATCGTGCTGTTTGGCAAGGAGCACTTCAAGGTCTATCAGACCGAGCGGGCGCTGCGTGCCAAGTCCAACCGCATCAACCCCGAGAACATCGGCGAAGTCGATGTGGTGCTCGACGAACACGACCTCGAGTACCCGATTGACTACCGTGAGGACGCCGAGGCGGCCTTCCCCTTGCAGGCACGCGCCACCGCCGCAGTGGTGGAGGGCATCCGGCTGCGCCACGAGGTGATGGTGGCCGATCTGGTGCAAAACCCGGCCAGTTTCCCGACCGGAAACAAGCTTGCGCTCAGCGGCAGCAGCCGCTTTACCGACCCAAGCAGCGACCCCGAAGGTGTGGTGAGCGACGCCAAAGCGGCGGTGCGCTCCAAGGTGGTCAAGGAGCCCAATACGCTCGTGATTGGCTACAGCGCCTGGCGCGTGCTCAAGCGGCACCCGCAACTCAAGGCGATTTTGAGCGACACCCGCCCGCGCCTGGTGCAACTGGCGGACCTGCGCGAGATTTTCGAGATCCCCAACATCGTGGTGGGCCGCGCCGTCAAGGCCAGCGACACCGGTGTGACGACCGACATCTGGGGCGACAACCTGGTGCTGGCCTACGTGCCCATGAACAACACGGGCAGCGAGCGCAGCCCTTACGAACCCTCGTTTGGCTACACGCTGCGCAAGCGCGGCCAACCGGTGGTGGACACGCGCACCGAGGACGGCAAGATCGAGCTGGTGCGCAACACCGACATCTTCCGCCCCTTCCTGCTCGGTGCCGAGGCGGGCTATTTGATCAGCGACACCAACGCCTGACCATGCCCACGCCCAAGAAAACCCCCCGGCCCGAGGCGGCAGCGTCCGAGCTGCCGGGCACCAGTTATCTGGTGGGCCTGTGCCCGGTGCTGCACGACGGCCGACTCTATGGGGTGGGCTTCGAGATCGTGCTCACGGACGAACAAGCGCAGCGGCTGGGCGCGAAAGTGACCCCGCTGGCGCACCCCGCCACCAGCTTTTTGGAGTAAGCCATGACAACCGAAAAAATCGTGCTCACCATCACCGTGCCTGCCAGCACCGCCTTGCCAGCGCTGCGCTATGTGAACTTTGCCGGTGCGGTGCCCGCAGCCGGCCAGCGCACACTGGGCATTGCCAATGCGGACTACGACGCAGGCGAACAAGCCGGCGTCAACACCCACGGCGAACTGCTGGTGCTCGCGGGCGCTGCCATCGCCGTGGGCGCTGAGGTTGAGAGCGACGCGCAGGGCCGGGCCGTGCCCCGCAGCACGGGTGTGGCCGCCGGTGTGGCGCGCGATGCGGCCACGGCGGCGGGTGAGCGCATCCGCGTGCTGCGCTAAAGGCCCTTGCCGTGAGCTACGCGACCCTGGACGATCTGGCCCGCGCCGCCAGCGCTGGCTGGGACGAGCTGGCGCAGCGGGCCGCCAGCGGTGCCGCTGCGGCACTGGTCAGCGGCACGTTGCTGCAAGCCACTGCCGCGGGCGCAGATTTGAGTGCCTGGGAGCCGGACGCTCAAGAGGCCGCCAGCGCCGCGCTGCTGCGCCTGCACGATGCCCTGGAGCGCGCCAGCCGCCATGCCGACACCTATTTGTTCCCGCGCTACCGCCAGGTGCTGCCGCTGGCCCCGGAGCTGGTGCGCGGCTCCGACCTGCCCAGCGTGGTGGCGGCCATCGCGCTCAAGCGCCTCTACGGCACCACGGTGCCCGAGGATTTGCGCCACGGCACCAAGTGGGCCGACGATTACCTGACAGCCCTGAGCAAGGGCACGGTGAGCCTGGGCGCGGCGGATGTGGCGGTGGCCCAGCCAGCCGGGCGCACGCACGCCAAGGCCCCGGCCAAGGCGTTTGACTGGTGCGGGTACTAAAGATGCTGGACGCAGAAACGCTGATCGCCGAGCGGCTGGCCGATTTGCCCGGCTTGTCGGGGGGTGTACACGGCATGGGAGAGCTCAGCCGCGACGCCGTGCTGGGCAAGCGCCTGCCTGCGGTCTTCATCGGCACGCAGGGCTACCGGGTGGTGGATGCGCGCTCACCCGGGGCGGTGGGCATCGCCAGCCGCTGGCTGGTGGTGCTGGTGGTGCGACACGTAGCCGATGTGGCGGGTGGCACCGGAGCGCGCGCCAGCGTCTCGGCCCTGGCGCGCGCAGTGATGCGCCGACTGTATCGCTGGCAACCGGCACCGGGCTTGCAACCGCTGGCGCCCCAAGAGGCACCCGCACCCCAGTACCGCGACGGCTTGCTGCTGTTTCCCATGGCGTTTGATTGTGTTGAGTTGATCGAAATCGAAGGAACCACGTAATGAACTACTTCTCTGGCCAAGGCCGCGTCTTCATCGGCGCGCGCGACCTCCACGGCAACGCGGCCGGGCTGCAATTCGTGGGCAACGTGCCCGAACTGCGCGTTTCGCCCTCGGTCGAAACCATCGAGCACCAGGAGGCCCAGACCGGGCAGCGCCTGACCGACCTGCAGATCCTGCGCAGCACCTCGGCCGAGTTCACCTGCACGCTCGAAGAACTGCTGGCCGTCAACCTCTCGCTGGCGCTGTACGGCAACACCGTCACGGTCACGCCCGGCACGGTGACGGGCGAGCGCCTGCCCACCCAAGTGACGCCGGGCAGCTTGTACCCGCTGGCCAAGCAGAACGTTTCGGCGCTGGTGGTGCGCGACTCCAGCACGCCGCCCGAGGTGCTGCCCGCAACGCAGTACAGCGTGAACGCCAAACACGGCTCGATCACCATCAACGATGCCACGGCAGGCGGGCCGTACCTGCAGCCCTTCACCGTGGACTACGCCTACGGCGCGGCGCAGCACACTGCCATGTTCACGCAGCCGCTGCCCGAGCGCTGGGTGCGCTTCGAGGGCCTCAACACCGCCAACGGCAACCGCGAGGTGGTGATCGACCTGTACCGCGTCTCGATCAACCCGACGCGCGAACTCTCGCTCATCAGCGACGAGCTGATGCGCT